ATTTGCCTCTGTTTCACCCACCGTCGTTACTGCCGTTCCCGAAGTAAAAGTTCCACTGCGATTTATGTCATAGACAGGCGTTACGGAATCCCCTGAAACTAACGGTTCAAAAGTTATTTCTAATTTAACTGCTTGTTTTGTTTTATTGGGGTCACCGTTGTCAAAAATTCTCGAACGCCATTTAGCTGTTTCATTAGTAGATTGGTCGTCAGCCTCGACCTTATCAATTCCGTAACTTGTATTATCTCGCCAACCGATATATAAATCTGTTCCAAATGCTTTTACCGCACCAATTTTCAAAGTAGTCCCCTGAGTCGTGCCTGTTGAAATTATGTAGGGAAAATTAAGCGTATTTGTCAACTCCGATGCTTGACTGCCAAACTCATAAACACCCTGCTCAACTCCAGAAGCGTCATCAGTTACCGCACCGTAGCCTATCACAAGCCTTTCCTCGTATTCGTCAATGGCCCCTGGATAGACCTCGATTATTTTAGTATTTACCAGCTTCGGCACTTTATCTATTATTTTTGTAAAGGGTTTGCTTCCCGTATAAACCGCACCCCGATTCCCGTAAACGCCCACTATCTCGTTCCTATAAGACCTTGCGGCATTAGGTGCGCCCATAGGCAAGGGTTCCGCATAGTTGTAGGCGCTTTCCAACCCGTCCCAGAAAAAGCGTTTAGACTCCTCGGCTTCGCTGAAACTCTGCCCTTTCCATGCTTCAACTACTAAATATTCTTCGACCGTATAGACGCTCCTTGCCTCAAATCCTGGGTCGAGCTTTATTTTAGTTGGGTTAAAAGTCCCACCCAATCTGTCAAAGAAACCCAAATACCTCTCATTCCCTACAACCCAGCCCCCGAAGAACCTTGCCATCATGTGCCAGGTCGCACTTATCAAAACCCCGTAGTTGACCGTAAACTCTGCACCCTCTAAATCCGTTGCGACTTCGGTATCAACTCCGCCATCCGCAACCGTGGTCGTAACGTGGAAATGGTAACTCTCCCCCGGCTCCGTTCTTAAAGGAGAATCAAAAGTAAAAGTATTATCCCCGACCACTACTGAGCCGTTCACAATAGTTTCGCTCCCCACGCTTCTATTGTTTACGTCATGTAAAGTAATTGTCCAATCTCCCGAACCCACAACGTCTATGTCTATAACTATTGAAACCACAGGGTCGCCCCCAGTTGACACGTTTGAAGTTGCCGTAAAGCTCTGCCTTGCCGTTGCCGCCTCGGAAATCGAAGTGGGTGGTACATAATCGGTTGCACCAGTTCCCCCACCTGTTGTTTGTAAATCCGAAGTGTTGTGCCAACTAGTCAAAGCGTCATCAAACGCCGGAGAATTATCTAAGGGAAAATACCTGCCTATATTTGTAGCCAAAGCATAATAAAGCCCGTTATCGTGGACTACCAAACCCTCGCCTGCACCTCCGCTTACCGTTCTTAATAAACTAACCGAGTCGGCGTTGCTTATCGCATAAATCTTGCCTGCTGAGTCGTAAGCATATCGATTGGTAGACCAAGGGCTACCGTCCTCGAAAAAGTAGGGAAGTCCAGTTACAGTAGTTGAGCTTATCTTGGTAGTTTTCTTGGCTAAAGTTAAATAATTGGGGTCAGAGAATATATTGGCGCATTTTATAAACCTTGCACTATTTTCAATTCCTGATTTAGAAGAAATTGTAGAAATACCCCCAGCCCAATTATTTATTTTGAGAGAAGCCATTACTCTATTTTACACCATCAGGAGAGGGTACTCGCCCAAACTTTCAAACGTGCGTCTCCTGAAGTTTTCTTTCTTCTTACGAGTTGCGAGGAGTTTCTGTCTCTGTAGTCATTAATCAAGCCAATCAAACCGCCTGCCCAGTTCGGTTCTTTTCTTGCCTGATTCTTGCTTACGTTAAAGTCCCCTGTCCAAAACATATTGTTCCAGTTTTGAGCCTTAGTCAGGCTTTGCCTGAACGAGGCGTAATAATCAGCCAATGCTCCCCAAGCTGGTAACTCGTGGTATTCCTCTGGAATCTCAGAACATTGTCCAATCTTATAAGTAACCGTACTTTCCGTGGATTCTTCAAACACCGATTCTAGCTCTAAAATTAACGCTGATGTGACTGATCCTATGCGATACCAACTTCCGCGGGGTTCTCCGTTAGAATCCGTAAGTACAAAAAAATCCCCAGGTCTGACATTGGAAAGTGTACTCCATGCTGCAGTTCCAGCCTCAGTAACAGTCTCATCATTTTCGGTTACAACTACTGTTCCAGTAGAATAATCTGTGCGTACCAGACCGCCCCCACGCAGAGAATATTCAATTGTTCCTGTATAAACCGCTTGTGGAATTGGATATATTCCTACATCTCGCTGCCTCTTATAAAAATAAAGTGGAATTGCACCCGCCTGTATATCAAGAGCGTTAAGTCTTGCCCATTCATTGTTTGAGTGAATTGGCGTTAAAGGATAGTCCACCGAGCCTATCGTAATCACCAAGCTCTCGATTTCTTTTATTTCGGGCGGATAGTGATAATACTGTTGCGAAGCTACGGTACTGAAAGTTCTCACAATTTCTGTTAAGTAAGATGGAAGTTTACTAACAACGAAGTTATCCCTTGAATTTATATGCCTTTTGAAAAAGGTTTGAGATGCGGTTGAAGTGTCCTTTCCCGCTCCGTCCTGAGCAATTCGTATTTGGTCTCCAAAAGTTAATCTCATATTTAATTATAACACTTAGTTATCTGGGAAATAATAAACTGTTGTCTGAAATAATGTCTTTAATTGCTGTCCCTCCTCCTCCTGCCGTATAGGTGCAGTAGATGGAATATTTATTGGTATCATGGTCAGCGGTAATAGGAGTAGTCCAAGTCCCATCTCCAACATAGGTATCTGTTGTGGACATATGTCCTTGATTTGCTGCACCAGAATCATAATATAAAGTAAGAGTTGTGTTGGCATTTCCTATACCAACAATATAATCAACTGCACTAATAGTGGCTCCAGCAGTATTAACAGTTACCCATGAGGCAGAACCATTTGCATCCTGACTCCAATCATTACCATCAACAAAAGAAAGGTCACTATGTAAATAAAGTGCCACTCCTGTTGTAGGTGCAGGGCAACTAAAGTAGGCTGTAATGGAAGTCGAGTCCCCTGCCGCACCTGCAAAAACAGAGCCACCATATTTATACTGGCTTGTTATTTCACCACCAGTTCCACCGATACTCTCATACCCAAACGTAGGATTGTCTTTAGCTCTGAATGAAGCCATTGCTATTGCCCAATGGTCAGCTCCTATTGTATGAGTAAAAGTAGTTTCTGCGGCATTTCCTTGTAATTCATATTGTGCGGCAGTATTCCATACCCCCTCGTCTGTTGCGTAAAGTAAAGTTTTATTTCTTCCTGTCTCAGCAGTATTTAACTCATGCGACATAATATCCACAATTATTTGGAGGTTCATTGTCGGGGTTATAGAATTTGAAGGATTGGCGGTTGTACCAGTTCCACCACCAGTTTGGTCTAGGACCGTAGATTGCTCTTGATGTGCATTAACAAAAGAAGAAGCAATTGCTCTTATGCTAAGACTCGGAGTGTTGGGAATACTTATTGTGTTTGCACCAGAAGTAGGATTAGTTAAATACCACATTTCAGCAGAAGCACCAGGAAACCCTCCAGCACCAGCTTTCACCTGAGTGATTCCAGCTTGACTCATTGCTACCCCATTATAAGTCGGCGCACCCCCGCTTCTAGCCACATCATCTCTCCAAGCCAATCCTAATGTTAGCAACCTGTCCGTACCTGTACAAGTATGAGAGAAAGTTAGAGGACTTGCCGTTCCAGTTGTTGTTGATTTTGCATCAAAAACTGGGGGAGTCGGGCTTCCGATTAAAACTGGGTAAGTGGCATTGTCTAAAAACTCTTGAGGGATAGTTTTGGTCATTAACCCCGTTCCATCCTCATTAATAGTTATATTTAATTCTCCATAAACCCATTTACCTGTTGCGTCTATTGCCTCTGGTCTATAAATATGTAAGGCTTTACCTGCTTTATATTCCATTCCATCGCTTCGATTTATTCCTCCTTTGGTTTTGTGATAAACAGCGTAAGAACCCACTACATTATCAGGTCTTTCAGCACCCCCATCTATTTCCTGTTGAGTAAGAGGAGGTTGGTAAAAGAAGTCTAATCCTTTAGTCTGAATGGTAAACTCAATCTTATTTGAAGTCGGTTTCTCTTTTAATATAACCTCAAACTTAAATCCATCTTCTTGATGACTTATATCGGGTACAAATTCGTAGAAGTGGACTTCTTTAGTTCCATTTACAAGTTTAATTTTCTCTGCTTCGGTTGAAACTACATAATTGTCAAAGTCTTTTAACCTAAAACTCGCATTTACCTCATTGTCCCACCGCATTATCTTAACCTGTGGAAAAAAAAGGTGTGGTTGTTTTGAATCCCCTAACTCTAATTGTATTTTGTCAAGGTAGTGTTCCTTCGGAGTAGCATAATAGGTATTATTCTTAAATTCATAATCCATGTTTATATTTCATATCCTACTACCGTTACATAAACATTACCTGCCGTAGTCGTAATTATTAGATCAGCTGCATCCTCTCCTGAATACCAAGGCACAGGGAATGACTGTACATATCCCGAATTTGCCGCCATCTCCATCTTCCAAATAGCACTATCTCCTCCCGCTAAATCATCTTCTAAAGTAACTGTTGCTGCTGCTGAAATCCCAATAAAAATGCTTGTGATATACCATCTCTTGCCTGCCGCAGGACTCCAGATTATACCGTCTGTTACCGCACCGGCATTTGTGTAGTATTTCTTGACATGAACCGTTGCTTCTGCCGCCAAATCCTGCTCAGGAACTCCGGGCTTAGTGTATTGGTATCCCCTTAAATCAAAATAAGCATTTACCCTATCATTTGCGGCTACTGCTGCTGAGGCTGAAAGTGCTTTACCACCGATTTTTACAGGTTCTCCTGCATCTATTCCGTCGTGGGCAACGTCCCCTGAAATGCTCGCCCCGTCAGAGGCAGTATTGTCCCAATCATCCATAATAGCTAATGAAGTTGCGGTTGCAGTTGTGTCAATCTCAATAGCGTCAAGAACTGCGTTGTCGGTTGCCGAAAGGTTGGCAGTAACCGTTCCTGTAACAGTTACGTCATTGTTTACTCCGAGATTGACAACCAAACCCCCTACTGTTTCGAGTGCAGCCTGAGTCGCCTCGGTTGCTATTTCAATGGCTGCGGTATCGGCTAAAATTGCCGTAGTGTCGGCCAGTATTGCGTCAGAATTGAAGTCCTGCACCCACAATGCACCCTCGGCTGTACCTCTTAATCCTATCCAGTCGGCTTCGATAGGGGTAACTGTGGCAAGAGCGTCATCACGCTCCATTACAGTAGCATTTCCAATTATGGTTGCGGGAGTAGCGACATCTTCGGAATAAACGGTATCATCAATAAGCTGGAGTGCGGTTAATGCGTCACCATCAACTTGAACCGCAAAAGTTCCGGCGTTTGTTACTGCATGGGAGGGAACAGAAGCAAGCGATACTGGCTGAGTTGCTTGCCAGAAAGTTCCCGTTACAGCAACCGTCGGCATTGTCAAAACGTCTACTTGGACTTCAGTTCCTGTAATAGCTCCGTTTAGTGCAGTTAGACCTGCGTTTGTTACAGCCACAGATTCTGAATCAAGGGTTATTTTTACATCGGCAGTTTGTCCTGCACCACCAGTTACAGTTACTACATCAGTTGAGGTTAAGTCACGAATGTCTAAGTTGCTTGCGTCAACGGTTAAAGAGCCTCCGGCATCGCTAATATGTAAAGCACCGTTCGCCGTTATGTTAAAAGGTGCAACATCGCCATCGGTTACCGTTTGGGGAACGGATTGATAAAGCCCCCCGACAAGTAGGTGTGAAGAAGTATTGTCCGTCCAGTCAGCGTCGTCAATGTAAACCGCATTGTCCAAAAGTTCTACTGCGGTTTGGATTGAAGTCGTGTCCCCTGCTATCGTGTCTAAATCTGCCGTTTGTAGTGCCAAGTCTGTCGCGGCGGTATCGGGAAGTGTTGCTAGGGTAACATCATTATTAACCCCCAAATCAACCGTAACCGTTCCTGCGATTGAAACTGGTTGCGTGGCTTGCCAAAAGGTTCCGGTAACAGCTAGTGAAGCATTAAGAATATCCACCTGAAGGTCGCCCGAAGTATCAGTATGAACTGCAAAGATATTACTGCCGTCAGTTCCCATAGCAACCGTTCCTGTCGGGTCGGCATTTATATCTCCATCTGAATATTGAGTCCCTGCACCAGCACCTACATAATCACCATCTGTATTAGTCAAACGAACCGCTAGGGGATTGGAATTTGTGTAATCAAAAACAGTAGTCAGAATAGCAGCGGTACCGTCTTTTATCATCCCCTGTTGTGTTCCGTCTGTTTGATTAAGTGCAATATCATCTAATACCGCGTTATCTGTTGCTGATAAATTAGCAGTAACTACATCGGTTGCGGTTAAGTTTCTTATATCTAAGTCGGTTGCGGAAACAACCGTTGTTCCTGAAGGGATAACCCACAAAGCGCCATTGGCGTCGACCCTTAATCCAATCGCATCTCCCTCAACCGGCGTGAGTGCGGCTAAAGCATCATCCCTTATAGCAACAGCTAAAGTACCTGTTGGAGTTGCCCCCAATGCCGCGTCGACTGCGTATTGCGTCCCGCCGCCAACAGAGTCTATATAAGCCCCCGCGGAAGTAACTAACTGGACATAAGCTGCACCGTAGTCTGTTCCTCTTTGGGCTACGTTGTCTCCGTCGGTTGTTACTTGGGTAGCGGGGGTATCTGTTCGTATAAGATTAACGGCTGTTCCGACAGGGTTGGTCGCAGCAACAGCATCTTCCGTATATTCCGTTCCACCGGCGATAGAAACGTCTGAGGAGTCTAAATGGACATATAAAGCGCCGGTTGCGGACTTTGCCTGTATGGCAATAGAGTCGCCAAGAGTATCGTCTAGGGCTATCAATCCTTTGACCGCATTCGGGTCTATCGGGGCCTGAGTTTGGATTCCCATTAACTAATTATAGCACTCTAGTTTAGTATGCTCTGAACCCTTTGAAGTTTGTCCTGAAGCTCCTGCTCTTTTTTGTCGAGGGCGATTTGCTTGTCGCGGTTGGCTTGGGTTTGCTTGTGAAGTTCTTTTTTGCTCTTTTCTATCTCTAATCTTTTATTATCAAGCTCTTTTTCTCTTTCTTTTAAGGATTCAAACTTCTTCATCTGCTCGGTAAGCTCGTTTTCCCTCGCTTTTATTCTTGCCTCGACTAAAGCCACGAAATCGTCAATTTGCTTCATTATGTCGGCTATCTTGCCCCTTATTTCTTTTATGAATTCGCTTGAATCGTCAAAAACCACCTAGACCTCCGTTTCTTTATAAAAATCCCTCTCTTGTATGTCGTGTGATATCTTCGGATTGCCTTTCTTGTTAAACATTTCGTCAATTAAAGCCTTTCTTACGTGTTTTTCGTACATTGAGTCGACTTTGGTGATTTCCTTAGCTTTTAATACCCAAGTCTTGGGGTGTTCACCGCTCAAATCCCAATTAACCGTCACATTTTTGTTAAGTGGATTGAATACCGATACAAAATTACGCATTTTCTCTTTCATCTTCCCTTTTAATCAAAAGAAGAAGAATCTGAATGAGGTGTTTTTTGTGAATCCTGCCTTCTTTGTCCAATTGCATAAAAGATTCGTCAAATTTTTCAGGAGGAATTGTGAACCCAAGTATGTTTGAAACCTGTTGTCTAATATTTCCCATTTAAAATTTACTGTTATTCATAAATAATGCTTTTTCAATTGGCCAACCCAGCATATAGATTCTCCTCCAAAAAGTTCCGTACTTTATTCCAAAATAGTCAGCCCAATTAGCTACTGTATCTCTGATACCTTTAAATTCGATATAGCGATTTCTGTTAGTATTATTGGCCTGTTCTCTTAATGTTACCCATCTACAATTTTCCTTAAAATAACCTTTATCATTATCAATCCTGTCAATTTGTAGTTCATCTTTATAACTTAAATACATATCTTCGTAAAAACCCTTAAATGATTGCCATTTATCACAAACATTTATCCCACGAGCGCCATATCTACTATAATTCAGTTGATTAGGATTTTGACATCTACGTTTAATTCCCTCCCATATTCTATAAAAACGTGTGCCTTCTAAACCGAACGCTTGTCCTGTTTTGGGATTAAAAGAAACTTGTCCTCTTAAAGTTGCCCAATAACATTTATGAGAACAATATTTTCTTTTTGAAGCTCTATAAGGATATTCTTCAAACTCTTTTTTACAAACTTGACACTTAAATTTATTCACTTATTTTTTTAATCTCCTTCCTATGGGTTCTGCGGTGACCAAAATAAGCTATTTTAGTTTTAGTTGAAAAATCACAGTTAGGCCAATCACATCTGTATTCACTGTTGTTTTGTTTTGAAACTGTTGTAGGTTTTGTTTTATCTTCTTGAACACTTGTTAAAATATCTTTGAAATCTCTGGAACCTAGTTCCTCCTGTTCCTTCTGATACATTGGGTCGACACCATATTGAGTTTCAACTCCCACATACAAAAGCGAGATTATCTTTTTCGCCTCTTCATTGTTTGGATTGTAAAACTTCTGCTCGAATACCATTTGCTCGTTGGTTTTGAAAGTCTTGTCCATCGCCGCCATGCCTGCGTCTATCCTTCTTTTGTTCTCCTTGACGATAGCGTCATGGGCTTTGTCATTTAGGATTTTGTCGTACATCTCTTTGATGTATTTCTCGCTAATGTATCTGGGAAAGACAGCCTCTTGCTTGGCTGGCACACGGAATATCTTGCCACCAGAACGCAAATCCCAGATAACAACGGCATCCTCATCCATCGGGTTGTAAACTCTCAATAAATCATTACTACGTCTCTCAAGTTCAAGTTGATAGCTACTTTTCTTTTTATCAGGAATTACTGGCATTTTAATTACTTACTTCTAATTGCGGTTTGGGTTCCATTTTCTCGTCAGTTTTCGGTTCGGCTTTAGGAAGTTCGTCTTTATAGGAGAGTTTTATGGCGGGCCGCTTATCGACTGCATAAACTAGGTTCTCGACCACTGGTACCAATACCTGTGATTCTTGGACAATTAAGATAATGTTATTCACTCTTAGGAAGTTAGCCAGAAGCTGGTCTGCGGGAACTCTTTTTGGTTTTGCGGTTTCTTCCGCTTTTTTGGCGTTTTTATCTGCCATATTTAATTATAACACTATTGTGCTGTTACTGCTGCATCGGAACTCAAAGGAAGCCATCTAAGGAAAAACTCTATGACTCCGCTTGTCGGTTCTGTAGTTGTTGTATAAACATATTCTATATCGGTATTAGCTCCATTTTTAGCTACTATTACGAATGGTGAATGATAAAGTGTCTCAAGCGTGGTGGGTTCTGTTATCCTGCCTGCCGCTGATGTTGAAAGTGTCAGAGCCGCTGCGGCTAAACCTTTCTTAACAAGGAGCGAACCAACCGCTGCTGAAGATACTGTAGTTCCTGTATTAAGAGTTATGTTAACTTGCGCCGTTTGGTCGTTTAACCTCCAATAAGCTGCCGTTTGGTTTGAACCAAGAACTGTGGTTACAACTCCGTATAAAGCCCTAACTTCAATATTCCCAGTAATTCTCCACAAAGGAATCACATCGGTTTCATTACTTCCGTCAGTTGTTTTTGAAACCCTTGAAGTAAGTCCGTCTTCTGTTATCGGAACCACATTTGCATCCCTCCAAAAAGAATCAGCTAGAGTTGGCATAATTTAATTATATCACTTTCTCTTTTAACCTTATCAGTTTAATTGTTTCACCGAAAGCTTTGTAAATATTGTGCCAGAGGCTCATTAAACGAGTTAGATTGTCAGTTTGCTCAATCGTGAAGTTATAAGTATCGGAGAATTTATAAGAAGCGACACCATCATCGTTGAACTCAATTTCACCTTCAATAATTAGTCCGTCAAATTCCAACTTGAAGTCGTGAGTGTACATTAACTAATTATAGCACTATGAAGTTAATCTTCGTCTACATAGACCTCTGTAGCGTTCAAGGTGCTTCTGTAATTACCAGAGTGAATATCTGTTGCTAATACGTCCATCATGTTTGTGCAAGCGAAGTAGTTTCCACAAAGAGAAGTTACACCAGTTGCTCCCGCAGGAATACGAACTGCTGCTGCGAAAGTATTGGCACTATCTCTGAAAGAATTATCTCTTATAAGAGTTCCAACCGTTGTTGACGCTGCGTAAAAGTCAATTCCGTAGTCAGTACCGTCACTTGCTTCAAATTCATTCCTTCTAATAACTGGTCTCTGAACTGTCCTTCCACCGCCTGGTGTTATATAAATTCCTGCGTTATCCCACTCTTCAAAGATATTGTCCTCAATAAGGACGTTTGCTGAGCACCCGTCAAGCACTAATCCGTAAGTTCCTTCATTTCCGCCTCTAAATACACAGTCGTGAACCCAGCAGTTTGCAGAGTTTCCGCCACTCCCCGTCTTTCCTGAACCTGTTACATTCACACCGTCACCGATATACATACCTCCGTATCCGCCTCCACCGTCAAAAAGGAATCCTGCTACCTCGCAGCTTCTTGCCATTAGCAAAAATGAAAATCCGCTCACGCTCACGTTTCCAACCATAGGATACTTAGTTGTTGCGTCACCCGGTCTGAATTGGTTTTCCCATCCGTAAGTTGCCGAATAAATCCTAACAGTTGGAGTTGTAACTAATACATTTTCCTTCCACTTGCCTTGAGTCGAGGATGCCGGCATTACAATAACCGTATCGCTCCTATCTGCCTCACAAGCATCATGGGCTGCCTGAATTGAAGTTTGAACAGCCGTTGAACCGTCTGGGTAAGTTACATCATGTTCTGCCTTGAACCTGTCATATTCTGCATGGTCTGAGTGAATGGCATAATAGACATTACCCCAGGGATTGAATCCACCGCCCACGGTGTCACTACCGAGCCATTTTGCTCCTCTATGTACTGCTGGAAAATAATTTCTTGCTAACATATTTAAACCTTTCCTGTCCCTTCACAATTCGGACAATCGCTTCCATCTTCTAACTTACCTGATTCACACTCAGGACAAATACCATCAGAGATTTTTACTTCTAATTTCTCTTTTTTTTCTTTCTTTTTACCTGCCATAAATTAAAAAAGCACCTCGTAAGGTGCTAATTCCTTACGGTATCCTGAATATTAAGCAAAAGCTTTTTTGGTTTTTAAACCGCTCTCGTCAATACCGTTATCTGTCTATCTCTAAGTAAACTAATGGGTATTCTGTTGCTACTACTGTGGTCGGTCCAGTTACACCGAACATTGGCTCGGTTACTGCGTCAACTACTTCGTATTGTCCCGTTCCGGTTCCTGCTCCGAATGTTATCTTGGAACCGATTTGGTCGTTTGCCTCGTCAGCCCATACTGAGCAAGGTCCCCAGGTTTGGATGTATCCATATTCACTTGTTCCAAGTCCGCCTACCATTATCGGGACTCCTGCCGGAACATAAGTTTGAGTTGTACTACTTTGAACCAGAAGCTTGTCATATCTGTTGTAAACAAGGTCTGCGTTTGCCTCAGATACTGCTCCTGCGGTATCAACAGCTTCCTTTAAGAAAACCTCAAGTGTTCCGCTTGTAGAAGATTGAGCATTGTGACCTTCAATCGGATATGCCCTGCCCTCTCCTGTTCCGTCATTCACTACCAGCCAGCCGTCCTTGTATTGCTCTGCCGTTGCCGCCGTACCTCCGAGAGTTACTTTGACGCTTTTGTCGTTTACCGCCGGTGCTGTCTGGAAAGAAAGGTTATTATGATTAGCAATTGCTGCCGCTCCCGCTCCCAACTTGCCTCTACCTATTGCGGTTGCGCAGAAAGCATAATGAAACACTCTGCCGAAAGCATCCTCGTAGCGCGTACCTAAAGATACTTGTCCTGCCGTTGTTCCTTGTGCTCCTGGTAATATTGCTGCTAGTTTACTCATATTAGACTCCTGTTATTGAATGGCCTTGACCGTTTACGTTTGGCCTCCAAGTTGCGATTTGACCGATTACATAGAATCTTGCGATTGTTCCTGCCTGGTCGGGCATCATAAGGGGCGGTTGATAAAACCATCCGTTAAAGTTTGAGGGCATTTCCGCTTGTGCCAAACTCTCCGTTGCGTCTAAAGAACCCAGGTTTACTTTTTCAAGTCCAAGTTTTGCGTATTCGCTCGGTACTACCGTTCTTCCGAACCATCCGAGGGAATCTTCATTTAATTTATACCAAACAGCAGATGTCGCCTTTTTGTCCTTGATTACCGGCATTCCCCTGTGGTGGAGTGAAAGGAATCCTGCCGCTCCGCCCAATTTAGCATCAGCAGAACCCTCTCCTCTGACGCTCATCCTTGGAAAACCGCCTGAGTTGTAGTTGGCCCTGACCTGAGGGTCTAAAAGTTCCTCGTAAAGACTCCAAACTGCAAAAGTTGTTAAGTTAAGATTAGGTACTGCCGCGGCCTCTCCGCCCTTTGCGCAAGCGTCATCCAAAGTAGCAAGCTTGGCTAGAGTCATTGTTCCCCAGCTTGTGTAGGTTGCATCCAAGACGTCGTAGCTTGACCTTGTTTGTCCCCCGATTGTCGCTGCATTGGTTCCGTTGTCAACTATTGCCTGAAGGCCGTTTGGAGTATCTCCTGCTCCCGTCCCGTAAGCTGCCTCGGCTATCGCATCAACAGCTTCAAGTGCAGCCTCTTCATACTTATAGGCATCCAAAGGAATAACTCCCTCCGGTCCTGCGTTTGCGAAAGACTCTAACATTATGCTCACTTTGGGCTGCGTTCCTGCTGTGTGGGCGAATGAAAGAGTTATTTCATTGTCTTCTGCTGAAGAGTTTAAATTCTCAAGTCCGGTAAACCATTCAAATTGCGAGGATTGCTGGTACTTAATTGTCCAGTCCATTACAACTCCCCTGAATGGCTTTGCCTTGCCCATCAATCGGGAAAGATAAGTCGGAGCTTCTAATATAGTATCTACGACTTTCCCATGAAGCGCTCGTAATGTTTTACCCTCTACTCTGTTTGAAGGGTTGATTCCATCGGGCGTTGTTGAAAATCCTGCCATGTTTTATTCCAAAAAAAATCGGCTCCGTTGAGCCGACTATTTTGTCGTTAGTATTATTGTAAACTATCTGTCAAATATTAGCAAATCAGCTAGATATTGCCTGCCGCTATCTCTTCAAAGCTCTTCTCTTTTATATCCTTGTACTTAAAGCTTTCCCCTGTTTCCCTTACTTGGGTATTGCCGCTTATCGGTAAATCTGCCCCCGGCGGTCCTTCCAAAACTTGCGGGTGTGCGACCAATATATCTGAAATGCTGGGAGTGTATTCAATCCCCTGTGACCTGTTTTGCTCAATCATCTTGCCTATAGCCAGAATAAGTTTCTTTCTTGCGTCATATCCGGCGTCGCCTTCTTTGGCCTCTTTCATTTGAGGAACTTTGCCTAGCTTCGAAAGCTGGTTGTACTGCGTGTACCAGCCTTGTACTATTCCGTTTATCCTCTCCTGCCTTTGTGTTTCGGATTGCTTTTCTTCCTTCTCGCCCTCCTCCTCCAGTTTGGCGAACCTTTGCTCCAGTTGCTCATTTACTATCTTTTTAAGAGCATCGGCATCTGTTGGTAGGGCTTCCTCTTGCTTCTTAGTCAGTCCAAGAGCATCTCCTATCTTCTGGATGACGGATTTGCTTACTTCCTGACTTACAACGCCCGATACGTCCTTAGTAATTGAATCTTTTAATGAAGCTACCTGCTCGTCTGAAAGTTGCGCTTGCGGTGTAGTCTGAGGTTGTTTCTCGCCTTGAGGTTGAACTTCCTTAGTCGGAACTTCCTTTGGTATCTCTTGGCCTTTATCCTCATTATTTTGAGCTTTATCGTCAGCCATATTTAATTATAACACATTTAAGCAGTTGCTTTGTGAACTGCTTCCATATGTTCATCCATCTTGGTAGGTTTCTTCCCACCCTTGATTAACCCGAATAATCCTTTTTGCTTTTTGCTGAGAGGTCTACCATTAGCCATTCCCTCTTTTAACATTATTCCCGCCTTGTGTGGACTTAACATGATTTATTATAACACTAAGTTTCTAACGATTAAAAAGCTTGCTAATCGCACCCGTCGCTTTTCCAATCAGATTACGAGGCGAACCGCTGGGTACTTCACTAACCGCCTGTGGATTCTGAGGTGAGGGTTGCATTGGTGGTTGGGGTTGGTAAGGCCCTTGAGGATTACCGAAACTCATTAAGTTCTGTTGATTCATTCCCATTACTTGGTTGGCCACGTCCTGTAACTCCATTCCCTTAGCATACTTTTGGATATACATTTCGGGGTTGGTCTGGAACATAAAAAGCATCTCGGCTCTTTTTTCGGCGTCGGTTCTACCTACATCTTGGAAGTAGTTAATAGGGTCGATTAAACCTAGAGTTGCTTCTTCTTTCGCCATGCGCTCTCGTTTTAGTTTGTCCGTTCCCGATGCCTTGATTGACACTTCCAGTCCATCCTCAATAACATCTGAAGTTAACCTTTCTTGAACTTCTCCTCCTTGCCTACCTATTAGTAATTGAAAGTGCTGTGAAGTGTACCTCAATTTAAACATGTGCAAGAGTGCCTCGGCCATCTCTGTCGCTACCTTGTTTATAGCCAAATCAGAGAAATCATCGGCAATCGTAAAACTTGCCTCTCTTTGGATTTGGGTAGTTGTGGCAACGTCGCTTGTCAGCTCACCGCTTGCCGCACCCGATATATGAAGTTTCTCCTTCACTCTTTGCTTAGTCCTTTCCAAGTCACCGAACATGGCTTGGCTTGGCTGCTCCTTTTTAATGAATGCGTGTACTTCTCCCAAATTGCCGTCTACGACAATATCCTCATCGGGGTCGTTCAAGTCCATCTCCTCAATGGTTTCCTTTTTAAGGCCGGACATCGTTGAAAAGACGTGCTTGCCCCTCGCGTCGTCTATCATCTTGGTTATCTGCATTCCACGAGTGTCGTAATTGTCCTGAAGAAGCCTGTTCTCCTCTATGCGTGATATTTCGTCAAAAGCCGACTCGCCGTATTGCTCATAGCCCATGAATATAAACGGCTTCCTCGGCTTCCCGAAGTAGTTTCTGTAAACAGTCTTCATCTCAACACCCGGAACCTGCATACCCATCATCGAGATTTGTGGTAGCATCTCATCCGATACCGGCTTTCCGTTGAAGAACGGCTTTTCCTCGCCGTCCCAGTCCCAGTTGGGGTTCTTCCTCTTGTCTAAGATGCTCTTCTCGCCCTTGCCGGCTTTCCAGAGTATCCCGCTCATGCTCTCGAACTCCGGCTCTTTGGGGTCGAAGTTCTCGGCCTTTTCTTTCCAGTCGAACCATATCTCCTGCACTTTTAAGTCGAACGCCCGACCCTCCTCGTCGTTGGTTTCCTTCCAACCTTTATCCCTTGCGAAGTCCTTTAACTCATCCTCTTTCTCAGGGAATAAGATTATCCAATCGTAAAGGCACCTCTCTACCTCGTGGATGATGAGCTTCATGTATCTTTCGTTATTCTTGGTGGCGGAGGTGTCTATCTTTATATACTTAGCCGGTATGACTTCCCACTCAATATCGCCCAGCTTGCCCTTGCTTGAATTCCAGTAGTATTTAATTACTCCGGTTAAATCTAATGAATGCCGCCTGAAAGCTAGAGTAAGAAGTTGTTTAAGCTCGTCGCTTTGAAGAGTCTTGTTTACAGCCTCGCTGATTAAGTCGGCAACTTCGGTGGAAACCTGTGATTCAGCGCCGGGGTTAACGATTATGTCGGGAAGCCTCGAAAGGACTAAGGTACGAAGCGTGTCCTCGCCTTCCTTGATTACATTGTCTATGTACTTCTTCTCGTAGGTTTTTAATTCAACGTCATCTAACTGCCTGCCGAATAAATACTTTGTGTTGGTTTTGCGTCTTTCGGTAAGTTTCTTGGTCTTATCAAATTCGTCGTATTTCTTCTCGTACTGCTCAATAAAGAAAGCCAGCTTTTTATCCTCTAAGTCGAGATTTAATACAGGGGCCGCCTCTTTTCCTTGTTCTTCTTCCATTATTTAATTATAGCACTCTAGTTGACTTCGGGATTTCTTGTGTGAACCAGTCCAGCAAAGGTATAGTACATTCCGCAATTTTCCCAAGTGCCGTCGCGTCTTTGAACCGAGCCTTTGCATTTTAAAGTAGTATTGGGTATGTATGGAGAACCTCCAGGGACTATCTGAATTGCGTCGCCCTCGTACTCTATTATCGGTATGCGGCAATTAAAACAGAAGAACATCTTGCGCTTGTCGCCAAAGGCTTCGTTCTCGGAGTCTAACCAAATCACAACGGATTTTTTGATGCCTGGAGCTGACTTGCTCATTAATTAATTGTATCACTTCGTAAATTTTGACAAGTCTATTCTGTGAGCGGCGGTGGGTGATATGAATGGCCTTTGCTTCGGCCTCCCTATCGTGCCAAGTGCAACACCTATTTGTTTTGCAAGACGGTACGACATCTCAAGGGCGTCAAGTGCATCCAAATACTCTACATCGGGATATTCCTGCATTTCATTCCACAATTCATTTCCTCCCTTAAAAAGAATTTGCCCTGTATTTATCAATGGTTCCATGCCCTCTATCCTCTCCTCTTTCTTTCTTTTCTGCTCCAAGCCTATAAATGGTATGTACTTGCCCAGAGCTTTGGACTTATCCTCGATAACCTTTAGGAAATACTTTTGAAACTGTATTGCCTCGATACCAAACCTGTCGAACTTATATGGTAAGTTTAGAATCCTCCTTATTGTTTCATCCGGCACGACCTGCTCTTCGAAACTTTCGACCTCGTAGACTTGGCCTTTTTCGTCGACTCCTAGGACTACCATTCCCACCTTGCTTCCTTTTATCGCTTCCCCTAAAGACAAATCAACCGCACCGCAATAAACCAATTCAGTTGGCAGATACTCATACTTTTTTGGTTTGAAGTAGGCATATTCGGCTGGATTAGGAAATTCTACTAAATAATATCTTTTCCAATCCTTTGAGGTAGTTTGTCCTTTCTTCTCCTCAAGATACTTTCTGGTAAATCTTCCTTCTTCAATGGCTTGGTCTAAACTTATTCTTACTTTGTGGTAAAGCGGGTTATTGTAGGCTTTCTCGAACACGCTCTTTTCAATGCAGTTACCGCTCATTATTAACTTTCCCCAACCTTTTGTTTCCTCCGGCATTCTGACTACTTTTGAGAATTGCTCTTCGCTTCGTATCAATCCTGCTTCCTCCAAAATAACTATATCGCCGCCCTCTCCAACAACTCTTTCTCCCTCTCGGCTCATTGCCCTTGACTCAACTGATGTTACATAAATCCAACCGCCATCTGACCATCTTAGTCCCTGCTTGCTCATAATAATTTTTAATCTTTCAATTTTTTCCGTGTCTATACCAATTAAATTACTATAAAGAGGCTGAGAATCTGATACATGAGAAATTACATATTCCATAATTTTATTTGCTTTTTCCTGCGTTCCTGCAACTACTGGTATCTTTAAATGCCTTACACTAGCCAAATAAATAAGAGCCAAAGCAAGAACCTCTGTTTTTCCATATCTTGTTGGAGCTGATAACCAAAGCCACTTAATCTTGCGATTCATTATTTCAGAAAACATTTTCGCCTGACCAGAAGTTAATTCGTAAGGATTTCTTTTGGAGTCTACAAAGTGGCTCTTAACTAGCTTTTTGTATGCTTCCTGCTTTAAGTTTTGGTCTTTCATTTAGTGATTCTATTTCATCTAAAGTGTTTTCTAACCTTTTAAGATATAGAGTAAAATCTCCAGTCTGCTGTATTTCTTTTTTGTCTATCCATTCAAAGTTATTCTTTAGATTAAAAATAGCACCCGTTTGATTAGGAGTTTCTAATAATCTTGTTTCAACATCTTCATGTACTTTTTCTCTTGCTTTTTTTATAGTGGGAAGAAACTCGTTCTTTTCAGCATAATCCACAAGCGTTCTTCTGCTCATTTCCAATCTTCTTGCCAACCCGCTCATTGTATAAGGTGCCGGATGAACTATTAAGATTTCTTTTCCAGTATCTTTGTCATAAATGGTTCTTGTCCGATTATCGCACCATTCAAAATACTCATCTATCTTTTTTTGCATTTCTTCCGGTGTTTCGAAAATTGGTGGTCTACCGCCTTTGTTCTTCATTTACTTTCTCCTTTTTCCAATCAAAATGCTCTCTAATGTTTCTGAATACGTCTTTAGCTGATAAATGCTCTAGTGATTCCAGTCTTTCAAGCAAGAGTTTAAACTCATTAATCTTTTGTTGTGGTTGTTTGGGTTCTTGTTCTTTCATTTTTCATTTTTATATATTTTATTTATCGTTTCATCCTCTTCGTAGTTTGGATTCTCTTTCTTTTTAAGGTCGGTCAGGGTAGGCCTTTTTGTTGTACCAAGGCTTTTCATCACTTCCTCATCCGGCAATTCTATAAGAGGTCTAATTGGCGTATTTCTAGGTAATGTATAAAACCTTATAATTTCCTCTTGGGTTTGGGGCGGTAATCTTGAATCCAATATCTTTATTACTAAATCGTAAACCTTTTGATTAAACATTCTTTAATATTTCCAATTTCCTTTCTAAAATCGGTATTCTTTTGGCTTGCTTCTTTGCGTATTTCAGGCTTTCTTTTGTAGAACAATATTCGCACCATCTCGTATAACCACCATGAATGAAATCCATCATGCTTCCTTGGCCCACCCAATTTATTGTGGCTTTGCGCTTCTTACAGTTAGTGCAAATATCTAAGTCTTTAGGTTTTTCTCTCGCCATTCCTTGCTCCTTCCGCCTTTGCTTTTATCAATCTGCCAACTTCCCTTCAAGTCCTTCCAAACATATTTTGCGTTCTTTACTTGTTCTTGAGTAACTTCTAAACCGCTTGTTGAATATTCGTCTAGATACTCCCGACTAAGCACTCCCCCCCTAAATGGCTGTAAAGCGTCTTTCCTGAATTCACGCCTTCCTTCTTTAATGCTTTCGCTAGTCCATTCTCTTTCATAGTGCGGTTTGTCTTTGTCTTGTCTGCAAACTTTACAGAAAGTTACTCCATAAACTTCGTCAATTTCTGCCAGCCGTTTATTACAATTACCACAGAGTATTTTTTTTTAATCATTTCTTTTCCTCCTCAATCTCTGCGACAATGCCTTCCGCAGTAGTGAGAGATATTGCAACTGCAACTGCATTATTTAATGCTTCAACTAAAACTTGAGTGGGATCAATTATGCCTTCTTTCATCATATTGACAACATCTTCAGTGACAACATTAACTCCATATCCAAATCCTTTTTCTTTTACTCTCAACGTCATTTCTCCACTATTTAGCCCTGCATTTCCAAGCAATTTATCAAATGGCTTTCTAATCGCATTTTTTAATATTCGATAAGCATAGTCTTCATCTTCAGTTTCGGGTTTTAAAACATCATCTATAAACAAAAGAACTGTTTCTCCCCCAGGAACAACCCCATCCTTGATTGATGAGCGAGTTGCAAGGATTGCATCTTCACAACGCTCCCTGCGTTCTTCCGCTATAGATTCAACATGTCCCCCCACTCTAATAACATAAACTCCCCCGGTCAGCTTAGCCAGCCTTTCTCTTAATTTCTCTCTATCAAATTCTTTCTCTTCCTCTTTTAACTGGTTCTTTATTGAGTTAATCCGTTCCTTGATTTTCTTGGGGTCGCCCTTGCCTCCCCGGATAGTCGTCGCCTCTTTTGTAGAGACTACCTTGTCGGCGTGTCCTAAATCTTTTAATTCAATCTCTTTTAGTTTCATTTTGGCATCGCTTGAGATAAACTTCGCACCCACAACCGTCGCTATATCCTGAAGTATGTTTTTGGTGTTGAAGCCCGGTGCCTTAATTGCCAGCATATTCGCCTTGCCGGTTACTTTATTATTTATCAAGCTTACCAGTACCATGCCCTCTATGTCTTCCGCTATAACTACAAGGTTTTTCTCCTTTGCCTCGTTCATTTTTATAAACAAGGGCTGAATTTCAAAAGCGTCATCTAGCTTGTAATCGGTGACCAATATGTTTGCGTTACTTACCGAAGCGGTCATGTTGTCGGGATTTGTCACAAAGTATTCGGTCTTGTAGCCTGAGTCTATCTGCAAACCCTCCTGATGGTCTATAAAAGTATCCGGTCCCGTTATTTCCTCTGCCGTTATCACCGCGTCAACTCCTGCTTTCTCGTAAGTTTCGCCTATCAGTTTGCCCATTTGCTCATCCTCCGAACTTATCGTAGCCACTTGGATTTTCTGCTCTTTAGTCTTAACCGGAGTAGAGAGTTCCTTAATCCTTTCAACAAGCAAGTCCCGCCCTTTCTCTAAACCGCTTCTCAAACTCATTGGATTTATACCAGCATTCGTAACTTTTAAAGCTTCTTCCATTATTGAATAAGCTAGTAAAATCGTTAATGTAGTACCATCTCCCACACTTTCCACAGTTTCTCTCGCGGATTGCTTAATTATCTCCGCTCCTGCACTCTCAAATGGGTTTTTAGGATTAATGGTCTCACTAACTTTCAGACCATCATGAAGTAATTTTGTCCTGTGTGGTTGCCAAGTAACAATATTTCTGCCACGAATACCTAATGTAGTTGATACGGCTCGATTTACTCTACTCGCACCTTTTAGTAGTTTTTCTCTAGCTTTTATCCCGTGTATTTCTTTGCTATATTTCATGGATTTATTTCCCATAAACCATCAACACTTTTCCGAACGGAACTATCCTGAATTGCTCACCCTCAATCTTGAAAGTCTCGAATCCGCCCGCTGAATGAACAAGTGTTTGTCCGACTTTTACCGGGGATTCGACTATTAGCTTTCTTTCTTCGTCATAATAGGAATCACCAACTTTCAGGACTTTTGCCAACTGTGGGAATTCATCAGCGACTATTTCTATTCCTTCGCTTGAAGTTTTATCGAGAGGTTCGACGAGTATATATCCGGCGACAGGTATGAAGTTTTCTATTTTCATCGGTATATTTTTTACCATAACCCTATTATATCAAACTTTCAATTTGTTTGATAAATTGCTTATTTAAACTCTTCCGGTTCTCCAATCCTCCGCCTTTACCTTGGTCTTCGTATATAGGTTTAGCTAACTTTTTAGCCCTCCCATTTTTTACTATCCAGTGAAACTTGTAATCTATTACACGGAGCATTTGGACAGAATTAATTATGTATTATTTATAGTTTTTTTGTCAAATCAATCCCATGTGTAACCTTGTTCTATCTTAGTAGGTTCTTTAGGTTCTTTTATTCTTTGACGCTCTGCCGCCTCTTTTAACTGCTCCTCGGTTACATCTAATTTAGTAACGCCTACGATTTGGGCTAAATCTTCTGGGCCAAGCGGTTGTTTGTTAGGTTTTCTTTCCATTTATAGAATCTAGGAGTTTTAAAATATCGTCTAGGGCATGGTTGTAGGTAAATTTCCTGATTCCCTTTTTGTGATGTTTCTTTTTCATTCTTTCTATTTTAATTGAAATCTCTTTCTCTTTTTCTTTAAGGGCAGTTTCTATAAAATCCCAAATATCATCTAAACCAGCATCAGAACTTTCACAAATAGAAATAATATAATCTTCTCCAAATCTCTTCTTAAACTCCTCTTTTAACTTTTTATTAGTCATTTTAGTTTTATTCATCTTTGGTCTTATATTACGAGCAACTTCTTCCGCAACCTTCTCGTAAGTTTCTTTGACAATTTCTGATTGTTTCTTCTTCATTTTGGGTTCAACCCAATTCATTCCAAAGTTTCTTTTAGCGGTCATTTTGATTTTAAGTTAATAGTTTATTATCCTATTGAAACTCTCAAATTCTTAGGCAGTCCTTTAAGACGCTCTATGGTAATTTTCTTTTTAAGTTCTTCAAGCTCTTTTTTGGACATCTTTTTCTTTTTCATTTATATATAAGGGTAGGGTTGGGATTAGACCTCTATAAACCTAGAACCATCTTCAAGTATAATTTCCCTTAAATTTTGTTTTACTTTAATCTTAGGCTCGTGTCTTACTAACTCTCTATTAAGTGCGTTTAAAACATTGACAAGCCTTCTTTTAATTCTCGCTAGTCTATTCTCAGAACGAGTTTGATTAGGTGTCCCTACTTTTCCAATTGAAGTTAAAATGCTTAAAGCCTCGTCAGTAAACTTTAGACTTACTAGCCTATTTTTATTTTCTTTCTTTCTCATATATATAAGGGTAAGGTTGAGATTAGGGATTTCCTTTAATCCAATCCTCCCCAGACTGACTTCCTATTCCAAATTTGTGGTCAAAACAACCACACCAATCATGTTCAAAGACAAGCTTACCGAACTTATTTGAATTAGGATTTACAATCACTCCCCAATCTGAACCCAATATCCCCGATAGTTCAACATAATAAGGACAAAATAAAGCTTGATAACCAACTCTATTTTCATCAAACACATTTGCACTATATTCTCTACTTATAAGTAATTCACATAATTTTTTGTGTATTTGGTTGTGCGTATATTTCTTTAACATATTATCCTCTCTAGCCTCCCTTTAAGCCTTTCTATGGTAATTTCATACATCTCCCAGCTTTAGGGATAGTCATAGTTTCTCTGCTAGTTTCTTTTTTTCTTCTTCAATAAATTTGTGTATCCAGCCATTAATACTTCTAGGATTAACACTAAACTTTTTCATAGCCTCATCCTCTGACTTATGATAATCATCAATTATCTCAAATATCGACTGGCCAAGAGCTTGACTCTTGTATTGGTTGAAAGCATATTTTCTGCCCTCACTTTCCCCTGTTTCATAGCCCTTGGTGTATCCATCTTCGTATAATTTGTGTCCATACATCGCCCAAAGCCACAACTTTCTAAGTCCGCTTACAATTAAATTAAGAGGAATTGGATATGCAATAGCACCAAGCCTGTCTAGTTCCAAGTATGCAATTCCATATCCTGTTGGTATTTGGTCTCCTTCTTTAATAAACTTCTTCATATATCTAAATTTAGCCTTATTAAGAACTTATAAATTCTATAAGTGAGGCTAATTGGCTCACTAGCCCCACTTTAGAATCTACTTTAACCACTCCCAGAATGAGAGCGGAAAAGTAACTGATTGCGGTCCATCTACAACAACCGCCACAACCGTTTCTCCTCCTGCACAAGAGTTTGAAGCCTGCACTCCGAATGTATAACCCAAATTAGGGTTTAAATCGTGAATCGTGTAGCTTACATAACCTCCCGTTACGGGAATATCTCGTGCTGCGTGCTGCCAATCGGTAGCACTTACTTCTTTGTAATAAAGGTTGGCGTTTGAGCTACTGGTAAAGAAATTAACAGTTGCATCTGCACCCGCTCTTATTACATGGACGTTGCTTGGAAGAACCAAGGGTGTCGTGTCTGTACATTGTGGTGTACCAGGTTGCCCTTGCTCTACTTTCACTTCAGGTTCAGGAGTCGGTGTAGGATTCGGCTCACAATCGGTTTTTACACCGACAGTCTGCCAAGGCAGGTACCAATCGTTCTCCGCACCTCTCCAAAGCCTGTAATCAACAACATGGTCTCCAGAATCCTCTGGGAAGCCAACGACAACACTTTCAAAATGTTCATCGTTTCTTCCGTCAACATCAACCGTGTTATAGCGTTGACCAAAAGGTTGTCCCGCAAATGGACCATTGGCTATATTTGAAGGAGTAACCTCATCATCTGTCCCTTCCTCCCCGTCTATCCGATAATCAAAAGAGAAGAAGTATCTGGTTGGGTTTGAGAACTCCAACTGTGCAAATCCGCAATACTCAACCGCACTCATTGAAGGAAGTTCGGTCTCATCAATATCACAACCTCCTTCAGTATCATAAACCTGTTGGTTGTGAGGAAGTCCCAAGTGCCCGTCATAGGCCTGTTGGTTCTCAAACTCCAAAGTTATTGACTGAGCTGGATTGTGGTGGCAAAGAACATAGCCGCTAGCTTCAACAGAAGTATCCAAACTCCTATTAAAAAGCAATAGTCCCGCTATTCCTAAAGTTATTGTTATTAAAAGTATTAGTTTTTTTATAGTAATCACCCCAATTCTAAGCTAAAAAGCTAAATGCTGGGGGCAAATTAATTAGATTTTCTCCCGACCCCCAGCTCTTAACCTTTTAAATTATTCTTTTTAGTTTCTGAAGAGGTCAATAGTTCTGGGTTTTCGTAAATGTTGCCTATGATTTCGATTCTTTCTCCGTCATCCATTATTCTCCTGTAACGATTTTCTCCCCAGTCAATCACAAAAGCCATTTCTTTTTCGTTGTATTTAAGAAAACCCCTATCCTCATTGCCATGTTCATCAGTTACTATTATTTTATCCATCTCATATATCTCTTTTCCACTTTTGTCTTTGAGGCCAATGAATTGCATAAGGATATAATCTACTGGGGCTATATTTTTCCAAATATCTGAATCACCCGTTTCAATTTGAAGATTACCTTGATTATCAAGTTGAAATATGCTTATCCATCTTTTGGTTGATATATGCCAAGCTCTAAATTTAATTTCTCTTATTTTGACTTTATCTTCTTTTTTCATATTCTCTCTTTGGTAAAAGTTATTTTTGAGAGTTGGACTGATACTCTTTTTCCTTTCGTGATAGATATTTGTGTCTAACCATATAACGCTCAATTTCACTTTCCTTAAAACTCTCAATAGCGTTGTCTATTCGGACATAAACATCATAACTTGGTTCTCCATCATTTCGGTTGAGTGGCCTTTCCCAACATTTAACAACTACCCCTATATTTTTTTCTCTTACTACAACCATGTCTGCAAAAGTAAATTTCATATTCTTTTATTTTTGAGAGTTAAAAATGCGTTCTATAGCATCTTCCACTAATTCATTATTGTTAGATTTAAACCATTTCCGAAATTCTTTTAAGAATGATTGGCGTTGTTGTTTTAAGAGTTGGGAGATGAAAGATTTAACTTCTTCATCGGCAAAATAGTAAACACCATTTGTGGCAATTTCTAATTTACCGAAATACTTTTTATCAAACCTCTTAATCCACCCTTTATTTATTTGTTTTTTGGGCATTTAAGTAGTCTATAATTCTTTTTCTTTTAAACAATAAGCACAATAAACTGTTTCGACACCCCATCTTCCAGCCCACTCACCTTCATCTGGATTTTTATATCCACCTTTGGGTAGCCAAAAGTGTTTATGCCTTTTCTTTTGTACTTTATTCTTTTTCATAAATCCCGATTCCCTTTCTCGTAAATAAATACTGCTAAGATTATGCCGATGGTTAGGCCAAAAAGGAAAAGTGTCATGCTTTAATTTTTGTGAAATCATTAATAGCCTCTTGGTAAAGATGTATCATTGCGTTTTGGACGGGCTTTTCTAAGTCAGCGAAGTTAAACCCGTGCAGTTTACAGGTATCTATAATTGTTTCTAATGATTCTTCTGTTATTTCCTTCTTTTCTTTTTCAGTTAATAGTTTCATTTTCTAAATAAATTAAACCGTTGTCCTCCAATATCTAGGCTTCTCTATCTTTACCGGATTAACTGAATACTTTTTATTAAGGTATTCCGTGTAGTGCCTAGTACAGTAGCCTATGTATTTGAGTGCTTTTGTTTTGCAACCTGTTTTTTTACAGTTCATAGTTTTTTAAGATGGCTTCCAGCTCACCTCTTAATATCTCAAGTTGCCAAGTCTTTATGGGTGTAGCCGCCCTGAATGTCCGGTGCAACTCATCATACTTATCTATACCGAACTTACCTATAAAGTAACTTGTCAAAGGGTGCGGGTCGTATTCGTGCAGGTAGTTGCAATTCCAGCATTGTGCGAAACAGTTGTCTAAATCCCACCTAGTTGAATATGCTTGCCTTGTAAATAAATGCCCGCAACCTAATTTATCTTTACTCCCGCAAGTTGCGCAATTTTTATCCCTTGCTATGACTATCTCGCTTACGAGCTTGTCTAACTTTTTAATTAATCCTTTACGACTTATTTTTCTTGGCATGCTTTCTATAATACTTTTGTGTCGCTGACATTAAGCCTCTGGAAACTTGAAATACTTTGCTTATCGGAATAAACACTTTGTCCTCGTCCCCTAAAATAACTAAATGTATTCCTTTAAGCTCGGTGTCCCAGTACATTTTACAGAATTGAGTGTGTTTAATTTGTACCAGCTCGGTATTTAGTGTTTTCATTTAATAACTAGCAAGATTTTCACCTTGTATTTGGTCGGAATCTATATTCGGCTTTTTAAGCAAGTTATCTATGGTTTTTTTTGCTTGCGACATTGTTAAGTCGTTGAAACTATTAAGTTTGAAATAGCTTTTGACCACTTTCTTTGCTTTTTCCGTTGTTAAGCCTTTTTGTTTAGCAACCGCAAATATCATTTTTCTTTGTCCCTCGCTTGCCGGCCTATCTATACCCATACCTTTTGTGACTTCCATTATCGGGTCGCTAGTTTCATCTTCAAATTTTCTAGCTGCAGGATAAGTTGCTTTCTTTATTTCATCTACACTTGCAACCGAATCTATTACCCCTATACCCATCATTGCTAATGCACGGCCTACGGCGGAAGTTTCGCAGTTTTCCAGCGCCGCGGTCTTATTTACCATTCCCTCGCCCCACCTTGCTTGGGAGTGTCCGGTAAAGAATCTATTTTTGAAATCTATATTAGGAGTGACTTGGGCCTTAACTACTACCATTTCGGCTTCCGGGGTACTTATGAGTTTAGTTTTTATTGAGCCGTTTTTGTAGTTTTCATTGAAGTAAATTATCCTATCGGAAACCAATACATAACTTTTACCCTTAATGTTGATTGCTTTATTTTTAAGCGTCTTATCGGTCATATAATTCACCTCCTATTCTAATTTATCTATAAATGCTCCGCTTTTAAATGCGCTCCATGGTGAAAAGCTGCCCTTTTTATCACCTGCCGTGCCGTTGGCTCTGTCCCAAAGTATATAAGCACAATCTATGTTACCTTTATATTCAACTATCTCTTTTAAGCTGCAACCCTCTATTTTGTCCCAATGGGTAGAGTTTATTTGAGCAACACCGTAATCCACCGTGCGGTTTTCGTTGTAGGTATTTAGTGCGTCCTCTCTTAATCCCGATTCGCTTTTGAATATCGCTAAAGCTAAACGGTAATTCTCTATCCCGAATACCTCATAAACATATTTCTCAATATCGGTTTCTAGATCCTCCGGCGCCGGTATTGTTTCTATTATTTTAATTATCTCTTGTGTTTCTATTTGTCTATCTTTTATCTCTATCGGCCTTTTAAGCTCTAAATTAACTACTTTATTGAATACAAGCTCGTGAGTAGCCCACCAAGTGTTTAGTGCCTTTAAAACGCTTGTAGTGAGTCCAGCGACTATAATTACAAGCCCTATAAAGGCTAATAAGTATGTTTTTTTGTTTATATGTATTTTATGTTTTAACATGAGCCTTTTGCTTCAAATTGGTTATCGAGCCAAGTAGCATGCTTATCAAATTGTGTTATTCTTGCAGGTTGTTGTGAGTGGCAATTAAAACACATATCAAACTTAACCGGATGCCAATACTTTTTACACTTAGAACAGAGTTTTTTATTTTCCATGGTCTTTTAATTCGTCCAGCTTGCCGTCTAAAAATGCTTGGAATAAGTCGTTGGCTATGTAGTTTATTACCACCCTGTCGTCAAGGTCTTTCCACTTTCTTATAAGTTCCAATAGCCCTTTGGCTTGTTTTGTAAAGTCTTTATTTGTCATGTTGTCTTAAAAAAGTAGGAATGTCGGTTTTAGCTATTAAGTACTTTCTGCCGGCTTTTTGGAAAGGAAGCTTGCCGGCTTTAACCCAGCGCCTTACAGTCATTGCGCTTACACGCATAATGTCAGCCGCTTCTCTAAGTGTGAGATAACCATTCATTACTTTATATATACACTAGTATATTTTACTTGTCAAGGGGATGTTTTTAATTTGCGTTTTTCGCGTATATCTTTCTTTTTTAAATAGTAATAATCTTTCCGGTGCTCACCTTTGCAAAACATGGAATTCTTTTCCGAAAGTGGTACCGACTTTAAACAAAAAGCACATATCCTTCTTAGTGCTTGCCAATGTTTTTCAATTGAAGTTTTAGCTAACATATTTATCGCTTGACACACACGGGACCCGTTTGTTATTTTAGAGCCAACGAGTCGCTAAGCTTTTGAACCTCATATTATATTCACGGTGTAAAGCCTCATGGATGCTCTAACTTCGGATTCGGTTTTAAACGCAACCAAACTATTGGATGTTAATTGTGGTACGGCTAAACCTTTTAATGTATGCCAGAATCCTTTTAAGTAAGTAGTTTCTTCTTTTGGTGTGAATTTATTCGGCATGAAGTTTACTTTTAAGTGCGCAGTATCAACTCTCCAAATACTTCCTCTATGTCTAAGTTGTAGATATCCATGCTTAATTCAAAATCTAGGTCTTGTTCCATGAACCAATCTATTAAATTATTTTCTTTCAATAAATCGTTGATTGCCTTAATTCCTCTTGTATGTTCTTTGTGTCCTTTGTTTTTTAATAGCCAGTTAAATATTTCGATGGTTTTATCTTTTGCTTGGGCTTGTTCGCTTGTGGGCAGTTCTAGTTGCTGGCTCATAAGTAATTCTCAATTATTGAATACCAAGTGATATTCTTGCCTCCAGGAAGCATACTTAAATCGGGGTATTTCTTGTAGAAAAGAATTGCTCTTAATATGTTCTCCTCGCTTCGCTCAATCTCGTAAGCTAACCTTTTAATGTTTTTTAAAGTAAAGCTCTCCTCTTCATTTAATGTCTTACCCAATTCCCACCAACCCTCAATCTCGGCCCAATTTTTAGCAAAAGTATGTTCTACCACTATTGCTTTGCATTCTTCTATAAAGTTAGTTTTCATAGAAAGGGAGTTTCCGTGCCTGAATCCTCTGACATGTCTGACGATACTGACGCTGAATCCGCCTCGACCCTCACCTCTTCATCTTCAAACCCATATATAAGTTTTAGCTTTGATATTAACTCACTATCATAAAAAACACCTCTTTTAGTCCCATCTGAACTTCTTTTAGAAGTAAAGCCTATTGCTTTAGTAATTCTACCTATGCTCCTACCGTCTAAGTGCAAATTTTCTCTCTTACCCTCGTTATACATAGAACTAATAGTTTCAAATGGCAACATAGAAGTACCTTGTTCGACCATTGCTTCTGAATTTAATATTATTTGTAGTATCTGTGCTTCAAAAGAATCCATTGCTGTTTCTTTCTTTTGTCCTTTAATTAACTTTTTAAGTTCTCTATAATTTTTTTCTACTGAAGGAAATAGAGTTTTAATCATTCTTAAATATCCTATTAACATATCTTCTAATCTACCAGTTTCTTCTTTTGGAGTTTTATTAAATTTTTGATTTATATGGGCAAACCTCATGCCTAATAACTTTTCCTTTAAATATAATGCTTCTTCTGCTGTTGGCTCAGATAAAAATAATTTAGTAGATGGCTTCATTTCTAAGGTTATCGTTCTTGAGGAACCTACATCATCTATCATTCTATTGCTTGTAACTACTGTCGGGCCAAAGACTTCAAATCTAACTGTATCTCTAAATGCGCCCTTTTCAGGAAACAATACTCTTGAGGCTACAACTCCTTTTTCAGCTCTTCCATAAACCAAATCCTCTGATTGTGCATTAGCCAGCTTTTTGGCAAAGTTCTTTACATCAAATAATAAAGTAGCTTTATGGTCTCTTCCCCATCTTATTAAATTAGCTTCTCTTAGCGTCTCAGTCATAACTCCACGTCTAGCTATATATATTAAACCCTTAGCGGTTCTCGTTTTTCCTCTTTCTCGGTCTGCAAAGAAGTAAATAATTGGAGAGAATATAAATTTCTCTATTAAATAAGTATGGAAATCCCATAAAGCTAATAAATCATAATATAAGTTATCCGGTAATTCAGATATATCTTTATGATATTTAACCAATTCTTTATATATTTTAAGGCAGTAAGAACAACCTACCCTCGCACGGGTTTTATCGTCAGTATCGTCAGTAACGTCGTGAAGTTTAGCCTCAGCAACAATTTTTTCATACTCCGGTACTAAATAGTCCAAATCCTCTTTATAAGGAGGGTTATAAACTTTATCCTCTATAACTACTTTTTCTAAAACTTTACCGTCAATCATCAAAAACTTGAGTTCTTCACTATTTCTTACTAAATCACACAAACCATCAAAGTTTGCAGTAAAATAAACTTTTTCTTTCGGTTTACTCTTAGACTTCTTTTTAATACTTTCAGCAGTCATTTCACCAACAGACATTTCTTTTTCTAGTTTTTCTAGTTTATCCATTTAAGTATTTATTCGCTCTTTTGAGATATTTAAGTGCAATCTTGTGATACTTCTTATGTTTAAGTCTGCATATTTGCCAGTCTATATTTTCGTGCTTAAATTCCCAAGAATTAATTAACCAATCAATAGACTTATCAAGGTTAAATTTAAACCTCTCAAAATTAATATAAAAATCACTAGGGATTGCCATCTTTATATTGTTTTCTAAGTTCTTTTATCTCTTGAAGAATATCCTCGACATCTAAAGCCATGGCAAGATAAATTTTAGTTAGCTGAAGTTCGTTCTCCGGAGTTCCTACCGGGAATCTCTCTTGTGCCTCGCGAATAGTCCAAGTAATCTGGTCAAGACGCTTATATTGACTGCGGAGTCTGTAAAGAAGTTCAATGTCTACTTTCTCATTCTTACTCATATCTAACCTTTAATTTATAGACTTCTTTAAGCCCAGTCAACTAGCAACTTCTATATCATATCCTTGACAAACTTTCCTATATAAGTAAAACTTAAAAAAGCCAATCTTGTAGAAATATTTACTAATGATTATTAGTTAAGTAAAGTACAACTCGAAAGGAAATAGAAACACCCCGGGATAACGACTGCGGGGTGTTTTTTTTGTTAAAGGATTAACCTCTAAGTTTGCGGAGGTAATCCAAAACAGTATTTATAAGGTAAAGGAATATTCCTCCTACTACCTCTCGGCTTGGTGCAAAGTCGCTCCATTCAAATCCGTCGCCTTGTATGTTTGCCTGCACAAAAATAAGGTAAAGCACTCCAAGCGGTGCTAAAAAGATTAAAGCATTATTTAACCATTTTGACCAATCCTTTTTGTTTTCTAATAAAACCTGCATTGTGAATCACCTCGATTCAAAGTCTTCCGACTCTCAGAATCAACGCCAAAAGCAAACTTGTAAAACTTATCAATTCTAGTATCCATGCGGTCCTCTCCATTTTATTTTTTGGTATTTTTGTTAAATGATTTGTAAACTTGGCAATACTAAGCCTAACTTGCCTTACCAACTTCGCAAGCTCGTCCTCTACCGGATATTTACTTTGGTTTCCCAAATTAAAGCCTATTTCTCAAACGTCTTATAAAGTCTGAAAAATAGCTTGGATAGGGAGTTGGTTTGCGGAGGTTCGTTGGAGATTATAGATTTTTTTAATGTCTTGATTTCTTCTTCAAGTTTTCCTCTACTCTCCTCAAGCGTTGAAACGGACTTCTCAAGATCCGTAGTTTTATCAGTAAGTGTTTTAACGCTTTCAGCAAGGTTTTTTACATCACGGGCTTGGTCAAACAAAGTTGACTTGACTGCTCCAAATTCCATTGTTCCGAAGTTAATTCCATCTCGTTCTCCTATTTCTAACTTAGTTTTATCCGTAATCACGTTGTCGTCAATTATAACACTTTCCTCTAATTTAGGCTCAAGCCAACCAACTATATTTGTATAATCATGGGATTGTAAATGAGCCTGCCTACCATTCCAATTCTGGTCAAATCCTGTAAAAGCATTTACATCTCCTGATATGAAAATATCGATATGTCCAAATCCACCACCTACGCTTGTATTCCAAATTGGTACGTCACCTTTCTTGGGTGTGTTTGTTAAAGTGTTTGGTATTTTATTGAAAATTGTTGATAACGGGTTAGGAAAGTTCGCCCAATAGCCGTAGGCCGAATTAGAGCCGCTAGGGGGAGCCGTAATACCAAATACCCCATCTATATATAGTTTGACTATGCTAAGGCATTCTCCGCTGTAACTGGAGTCCGTGGGATAGCCTTTTGTCTTGCCCTGATAGTCATTGATAAATCTGTCTACTTTTTCTGATAGTTCTTCTCTTGTCATGTAAGTAAATCAATAATAGTCTTTAACTGCGAGAGCAGGAATCCTATTCCAATTGCACCTGCCAATAAGAATTTCCAAAGCCTTTTAGTCTCCTTCATCCAAACAAACATTTGGTCGTGTTCTTTAAGTCTTCTGTCCGGGTCGGAAACTGTTACCAGCTTTTCGTAGCCATTCATCCGCAGTTCAAGTGCCGTCATTCTGGTTCCAAGGCCGTCTTTTAGGTCTTTAATGTCTAAAGAAAGACGGTCAACCTTGGCATCCACACGAATTAACACGTCGTGGTCTACCTGTCGTCTTTGGTCTATTGTCATTGACATATCATTTAAAGTATTGCGAGAAAGCCTGATTGTTCTTTATATAAAGTTAAAATTTCTGCATCTGTTAAATATCTGTTAAACACACCCAAATCATCAATTATTGCCGAAGAAGGATTGCTGCCTGCTCCATCAGCACCTATACCGAAAGTGTTTAACCCTCCTCCTGCCGTTCCTAAAGCACCAGAGGCTACTTGAGTACCGTTTATATATAAATAAACATTAGCTCCATTTCTCATCATTACCATGTGATAAAAATTAGCTGTTCCAAGAGTGATATTGTAAGTCGGTCCGCCTCCGCCTTGGTCAACAACCAAACGCCGTGTTCCAGCGTTGTAGCTGTAATATAATTGACAATATGAAGATGTGGGAAAATTGATATTAAAGAATGTATAATTTCCCGCACCTATCTCGGTTTGTAATTTAACCCAAAAAGGTACAGCCCAATTAGTCGCATTTGTAATTCCTATGGCGTCTGTTCTGGATAAATACTTATTCGGATTTGACGCACCAAAGTCAGCGCCATTAGTGTATTTAGCAGGATTAAAAGCAACAGTATTATTATTGGTTAAATTACTAGAACCCTTGTTATCCGAAACATCTTCAAGTCTATAATAATGAAGAAGATTTGCATCACTAAATAATGATATTGTTGCAAGTTCTGCCATTTTATGCCTCCGCTATTGCGACTACGATATTCCAAGTAGGAGTTGCCGAATTATAAATACAACCTATATAGTGAGTTTTATTGGCTACTGTAGTTGTGGGAGCCGTGCATCCAATGGCTGTAAATCCAGTCCAAGTTAAACCTTTAGCCACTCCTGCGTCTTTAAGTCTAATTATTAGTTTTTGCCCATTAACAGGCGTTCCTGTAACTGTAAATTCCGTAGCATTAGCAATAGCAGTTAATTGATATTGGTCGGTAACATCAACATCTATTACTGCGGTTGCGTCATCCGTAGTCGTAACCACTCTCGGAGATATTCTTTTATTGGTCATCGTAACCGTTCCACTTGCAACATGAGCCTTAACCGATTGCTGAGAGGGTACTTTGGTAGCTGAGTCTGTCGCCATATCATCCTCATCTAACATCCAAGCCGCACCTGATAATGAGGTCATGTCGTGAAGCCCGTCGGGAGTTACTGCAAGCGTTGCTGATGTCCCCGTTGTTGTCTCCGCCGTAGTTGCTAATTCAACCTTGCCTGCCGTAGTTGAATCCGCAGCCGTCACTAAATCTGTTACATCACTGTCAACTGATACAACGCCCGTATCTGCCCTAATAACCCCTGTAAGCCCCACAGGTAAGGTCACAGTCCCTGTAAAAGTAGGGGAGGCAAGAGGAGCTGCTCCCAAAGAGGTTAAGGCTGCTGCTGCACTTGTAGCGCCTGTTCCTCCTTGTGCCACCGATAAGGCGGTAGTAAGGCCAGACAACGATGTAATATCAGAGTTGGCACCCGAAGCCGCAAGACCGCTGATTAAATTAGACCTTGTAATATTTTTGGAAGTTCCATCGGCTGAGTCTGATGTGTCACTTACATCAACAATATAAAGTTTATCTCCAGAAGCCACCGAAGATAAACCCGTCAGAGAAGTTAGTTTGCTATCAGCCATAAATAAATTCCTCCTTTCTCATTCTCGGATTCATATAACTTTTAGTTTTTTTATGGCAGTCCACGCAAAGTGTCCTACCATTGTCAATAGCAAGTCGTAGTTCTGGAAATAAAGCAAAGGGTTTAACGTGGTCAGCGTGCAAATCGGTATTACCCCTTACTCCACATTTAGTACAACTATAATTATCTCTAGTAAAAACGGCTATCCTCCACAAGAGATATTCCGTAGAAGTTCTAATTTTATGATTTAACGGAGTAATTCCACCCTTCCAAGATGGATTTTCTTTTCCACGATAATGTGGAAGTCTTCTTGCACTCCCTAATTTTTTATGTGTATTACTCATTTTTTTTCTAGTTTGTTTAGAAGATTTTTTACCATACATCGGATTTTTGTTACCCATTTTTGTTTCACTTAAATGTTTTTTAGTAATTTCGGTGTGTTTAAAACCTAATCCATTTTTGTTCCCTATAAGCTTCTTCCTTATTTTTATACGAGTTTCTGGTTTCATTGGATGTTCTTTGCCCTTCAGTGAGATAGAGTAACATTTATGACTACAAAATTTACTGTCTTTAAAGACAGGAGAAACTAAATATTTTTCTGAACAAGTTAAGCAAATTTTTTCAACTTTAGCATAGTTCCATGGTCTATTTATCATATATATATTTTATCATGAAGAATAATTTGTCGAATTTACAGTAGATTTGGAGAAATTTACATTATTCACTTCACCACTCTCAATTATTAGTTTAGAAACCCCGTCTTCAAAGAGTAAGAAGCTACTATTATCTTCTAACAGTAAATAAAACTCATCTCCGCCAACCGATTTTTGATACCCCGTAGAGTTGGGGTTAGATTTAGAAAAGTTTGTAGAAACCATTAACTAATTATACACGATGAAGATTAACTGATTCCGAGGGATGCTCTAGCTATCTTATTCTCTGTATCCAAAGTATTTTTAAGAGCTTTTAAAGAAATTTCTGCTTCAAACGACCGCGCTGGTGGCGTCCCAGGAACTGCTGGTGCCTCACCAAGGGTGGTGGCAGCAATACTTTCTGGAGTTTGGCCTGCCATTCCACCAATTTGAGACACTTCGGTTGTAATATTAGGAGGCAAATTAGACGTTCCGGGAGCCGCCGGGCTCGTTTGCTCCAAAGCAGGTATGGACATTCCGCGCTTTTTTAAGGCCGCCGCCAAAGCTGAACCCCCACCTAATGCGTTTCCGAAGCTTCCTGAACTTTGATTCTCCATAAAAATACTCCGTCTTTTGAACGGAGTTATTTCTCCTTAATAAATTATAACACACGAAGTTACTTCTTCTTGGCTAAACTCTTGTCTTGGTATAATTCTTTTCTTACAAGGTGTTTAACAAGTTCGCTTTGCGACATTCCATTCTTTTTACAATAAGATTGCATATCCTCAAATACATCCTGTGGAAAAGAAAAAGAAGTTATAACGTTTCTATCAATTGCTTCTGACATTTGATTTATTATAGTTATTATAATATAATAATGCAAGTGAGAAAAGTAATAATTAAATTACCGACAGAAAGAGTTAATAAATTTAGACTTCAATTAACCGGAACCAAAGGAAGACGGTTCTTGCGTGCATCGTCGATTCTAAACGCTCTGTCCTACTACAAATTCAGAGAAAAAACGGCAATTACAGTAAAAGAGTACATAGATGGCTCTTATGAAAATATTAATCAAACACTAGCCTCAACAGATAAGAATTATTTGTTATTTGCTGCGGCTTGTTTTTTAGAGGATTTTTTGTCTGATGATGTAATGAATAATGTAATAAAAAGGTATGCACCAAAACCATGAAAACACTTAAATTCTACAAAGACATGGATAAAATGCGCGAATACAGGAAACGCAGTAAAAAGAACAACTATAAACGGGGTAATTTCATTGAAGTTCCATACATAAGATATACCGGCGACGAGGACTGGGAACTCCTTTTCTCCGACAAAAGCGACAGGCAAATAGCGATGGAACTCAAAAGGAGCGTCGAGTCAATTCAACTGAGAAGATGGAAGATTCTATCGGGTAAAGTTAATAGCTCTTATTCATTGAAAGGAAGTGAAGCGATATGATTTGGTTTATTATAATTTTACTATTACTAATAGGATGGTTATTTGGTCCGAATATTGACCAATCTGAAAGAAATCGCAGAAACAAATTGGACGAAAGGATAAAAAAAAGATTCACGGATAAAGATGCACTAAAAAGTTATGAAGAAATGCAAAAGGAAATTAATGAGCAATCATCCTGGCCGTTTTTGTAAGTATTGAAGGTCGCATTGCTTGTGCTGCTGCTTCAAGAGGAGGACCAAAAACAGTTCCTGCAATACCTCCGGCAATAGCTCCTGGTACACCCCCCAGAATAGACCCGCCAATAAGACCACTTATTCCACCTCCTATTTTACCAACTCTACCAGCCATAAATGCCGAATTAGCAGCTTCTTCTGTTAAATCAATCATCTGATTAATTCTTACAAATGGTAATTGTAAATGTCTAATATCGCCGAGAGTTTTAGCCTGTAGATACTCATTTGCCAATTTTGGCGAAACACTCTCTAATTCCGAAAGTATCTCTGGATTTTTGAAACCCAAAAGAATATCTTGCTCACCAGCCATTATTTCTAAAGACGACATTATTTCATCGGCAGCCGCTAAATAAGCATTACCTATACCAATATTTTTTACATTACCCGTTAAATAAGTATTAGTCTTTAGATATTGATATCCAAGTTTCTCTAATCTTTTTGCGGTATCATAGGCATCAAGCGGATTTACTTTCATAACTTCTTTACCAGTTTTTTCCGCTCCTGCGATATTTCTTAATATTCTGCTCTTTTCGATAGGTGTAAGTTCAATAACTTCTTTAAGCATATTTTCAGCCGCCCCCGCTGCTTTTCCTACCTCAACCTCTCCCTGCAAGCTTCCAATTGCATTTCTTGTGACCTTAGTTAAAACTCCGGTATCTCCTGTAACCTTGGATGCAATATCACTCATTTCATCTAAACTTCCCGATACACCATAATCGAGCATCTTAGCTGAAGTTTCTATCGGTCTTAAATTTCTAGCTCTTTTAGTGGGAACTATAAATGCTGAAGAAAAAGTTTTCGCTGCGATTTCGCCTCTGGTAGGTAAGATTCCACCAACCCTACTAACCGGAGCAACTTCTTCGACCTCACCCAACGCTTTCTTGGCTATTCCTATCTCCGTAATATCCTCTGCCTTTGCGGCCATCTTGGCAACGCCCGCCTCTTCACTTGTAACGCCCGCGAGTTTACCGGCCTTGAGCTTCTTCAATCCTGAAAGAAAGGGAATTACATCCAATATCGTGTTAACAGGATGCTCATACGCTTGCTCTAACGGGTGGGTAATGAGGTTTTTATACTCTTCCACTATACTTCCGAGCATCGCTTGTCCTGTTTCCGTTCTAACGAAGTCAACTCCCGGTCCGAAAATCGAAGGTCCGATTGTAGATATTTCTTCTCCTACTTGTTGGAAAGCACTGGGTAGATTAACAACTCCCTCGACTAATCCTTGAAGGTCGTTTAGTACGTTTTCACCGAAGCCTGCGAGACTTTTTTTTTCCGCAGTTGCTTCTTCAACGGCTCGAAGTTCCTCCGGTGGGGCCGTTTCAAAACTAGGAATAGCCTCTTCCGCGACTTGCTTTTCAACGCCATTCCCTTCATCCAAATTTAATCCTGAGAGTAATTTGTCTGAAAACTCTTTAGCTTGTTCTGGTGTCTGTCCCGCCTCAATAAGACGTGTTTCTAGTTGCTTTGCTAAATTGTTCAATTTTATCTGTGCTTCAGCATCTGTGTCTCCAATATCGGGCAGGCTCTCTGCAAGCGCCGCCCTTTCCTCATCCGACAGCGCCCTCCCCGTTTGGTTTGCTATCGCTCCAGCAAGGGAAAATGAAACATTTTCTCTTAAACCCTCAAAAGCACTGATGTCAGGCTCGATAGACCTCGCAATTCCGCCGATTATCCCAGGCTTTTCCGCCTCGCCCGCCGGCACTCTTAACCTTCCCCTGAAAGGTTTGGATATATTTTTTCTTGTCTCCTCAAGGAGTTTTATGTCAGAACCCAAAGTTCTCGCTAAACTGACTTTTTCCTGCTGGGCTTCGGTACCGATACCCGACTCGATGTCTTTCAGTTTAATCTCGGCTTCTTTTCTGGCTAATACTTTTTCCGGAGCCTGGCCCGTTTGGTATTCCGCAACTAATTTAGGACTTATCGCCCCCAACTCTCCGGCCTGCACGCCCGCCTTTACCTCACCTGTTTTGGTGTTGTAAATATCAACGGTTCCGTCTGGATTGTATTTTGAAATAGGCATAGTTACCAACCATCGTCTCCTAAAGTTCCCAACTTCCCTTTCTTTTCGGTTCTTAATAAATTCCCTGCAAAGTCAAAAATACCAATTCTATCTCCTAAATCTACAAAATCTATATTGCTAGCGGTTTGCTCAAGCTGTGCCAGTTGCGTGGCTCTGTTTAACTGCGCTACATCTAATGTGGTTTGTCTTGATAAATTTGCCAATTCTCTATCTAAATCCGAACTAATTTGCTGTTTGAACAAGTCAAACTCCTGCCCGATGTTCTGACCCAACATTTGTGCTTCCAAACCTAGTCCAGTAAAAGCCGCTTGTGTTCTTGAACCGAATTCACTTAAAAGGTTCTGAAGACCCGCTCCGCTTGCTTCCAGTCCTCTTGTTGCCGACTCTATCGCGGGTTGCAGTCCCTTAATCTCTGCCGCTGTCCTTCCTGCAAGCTGTCCTGCCGTTACTCCTTGTCCCGATAACGCCTGCTGTACGGCTTGTGGCAAGTCGCGGATAGTACCCGATATTCCCCTTGCTGCCGTACCTGCCGCCCCGAAAGTCTGAAAAGCCTCCGGAATGCCCATGGCTTGTCTAACGGCCTCCAGTTCTTCAGGTACTTTCTGGAGCCTTCCGGTAAATTCTCCTAGCCTTCCTCTTTCTTCCTCTTGAAAGGTTGCCGCTTTTTGTTCCTCCGGTGAAGTTCCCGGTTGGAAAAGTCTGGCTATGTTTTGCCCCTCCGTGCTTCCCGTAAAGCTCGTACCAGGTACGTCTTGAAGCTGAAAGGTTTGACCTGCCGTTAATGGAGCGTTTGTGGGCAAGCCCGTAAATTGACCATAGACTGAAGTCGTGCCGCCGTACTGCTTCATTAAGTCATCCAATGTCTTACCGGCTAAATTTTCGGGAACTTTATAATAGGCCATTAAAAAATAAAACCCCAGCGGTTTGCTGGAGTAGTTTCTCCTTATTTATTATACTACATCACCTTTTAGGTTTGTGTTCAGGGTACTTTTTATCTTGAATATATTTTTTGATATTCTGTGCGGTAGCTTTTACGTCATCAACCATTTTGGTATTTGCTTCCACTGTGATACCCTTCTTTTCATCCTCGGTGTCATACTGAATAGCCGCGCCTTCATAAATTCTTATTCTTTTCATGCATCCCCCCTTGATATAATTGCTCTGGATTGAACAATCCAAACAACAGTCTCTGCTCCACCTGAGCTATTTTTTACTGCGGTTTTATAAACTGTATTATTTCCGTCTGTTGCAAAATGAATTTCACTACCGCTACTTACATAAAATCTTTTACCTCCAACTTTATATTGAGGCATTGCCATAGGGCCATAAACCTCAAAATCACCGGTTGTCGTCCTCCAAGGAATTTGATTATTTTGCGGGTCAATTGCCGATAGGCTGTCCGCATCAAAAAAAGCAATCATAAAGGGACAAAGACCTATTCTTATCAAAGGGTCAATCGTGGAGGTGCTTTTTGTAGTTAAAGTCGTTGTAACACCATCATTAAAACTAAAAGTTCCATTGGTTGTATTTGAATTTTTAAGAAAATCCTGTGGAAGCTGTCTTGGCTTAACCGAGGTGGGTAAAATATCCCGCCTGCCGACTCTCGCTTTAAACTGAGTAGCCGAAACTCCTGCCGGCGGGATGTCATTAAAACCGTTCATTCCTCTTCCCCTTCATCCGTTAATTCCTCATAAATGAGATTGACTCCTGTTATTCGAGGAAACGTAACTGCTGAGCTTAAAAAATCGAAACCGAATTCAATCTCCTTGATTGGCATATTTATGTAGAGATTTGCCTCTGTTTCACCCACCGTCGTTACTGCCGTTCCCGAAGTAAAAGTTCCACTGCGATTTATGTCATAGACAGGCGTTACGGAATCCCCTGAAACTAACGGTTCAAAAGTTATTTCTAATTTA